TGGTCTATTAAATACCCCATAGCCTGCTCTTCTTCTGGAGTTTCTATACTAGCTTTATCTATATCAACCCAACGTTTAGAGCTAAATACAGCTTCTTCTAATTCAGCGACAGTTACTTCGATAGCTTGCTGCAAAGCTGGAGCAATTAATTGGCTTCTTTCACTATCTCTAGTTTTATCTTCAGATTTCCAAAGACCTCTCCAAAGACGATAGTACTCGTTCCACTTAGCTCTAAAATTTGTATTCCTATAGTCTTCCCAATCACGAACTTTATCTACTACCCAACCAACTAACGGGTCTTTAGTTCTATTACTAGCATCTACTGTGTCATTTACTACAATACTATTTACCATTAATATCCTGCCTGTTGGTCTAGTGGACTCCAAGTATCAACCCAAGGTTGGTCTATATATGAAGTTACTGCTATTTGGTCTATATATGCAAGTGCGTCTAGCATATCATCGTGTGTTAATTGAGAAGGAAAATCTAACGCCTGCTCTATTAATTTCTTTAAATACTCTCCTTTATTAAAGGAAACTCTACCATGTTCTAATCTTCCTTGTAAAGCCCATGTAATTCTTTCTTGTTTCTTTTTACCACCATGAGTTAATTCAACAACATTTGGAAAAGTATTTAATCTTCTCATTTGGTCTGTTAAATATGGCATAATTGCATTTTTTAAACTTCCCTTTTCAATGCCTAGACATGCTGGTCTATACTTTTGAGCTGTTCTTAGTATCTGTATACTTGTTTCTCTAACATCCCATCTACCAGTAACTATATCTTTTACATGCCAGCCCTCTGGTCCAGCTTTTACTACTGCTATTGCACACTCATCAAGCCTTGCTAGTTTACTGGTCATTTTTCTACCATGTAAATCTATAAAACCTGCAGGGTCAACAGCCATATAGTACTGCCCTTCGGGTTCTTCTTCTTCTACTTTATCAAACCACTCCTCTTTGAAGACATTACCACCACCACTTCTAAAAGAGGCTTGGTATTCTTGTAAAAATACTTCAGAAGACAGTGTATTTCTAGCATTTTCTACTTCATCTTCAGGGACAAAGGGATTATCTGCAGTATTATATTCAAAAGCGTCCCAGTCATCCAATTTATTAGAGTCTAAGAATAAAGTATAGAAATGATTCTTACCTGCTGGAGTTCCTATGAATAATGCTCCACCTTTTACATCAGAAAGAGTAGGTCTTATAATCTCTTCCCATACTGCAGGCTTCATTGTTGCATATTCGTCTAAAACTACGTAACTTAGACCAACGCCTCGTAAAGTATCTGGTCTGTCTGAGCCTTTTATGTGGATTTCTCTTCCATTTATTAACTTTACTACCCCAGTATTCTCTAAAGTGTCCTTTATAACTCCTTCACCTAGCCCTTTTATGAGTTTCCACATAATATCTTTCCCTTGTTGGAAAGTTGGAGCTACATAATAGGTTACAATCTCTGGTCCTAGCTTGTATCCAAACTCATTCTCTTCTTTGAGAGCTTCTATTAGTAAAGTTACAGCAGAAAGGTAGGATTTACCAAACCGTCTACCTGCTGCACAGATTTTAAATCTCTTTTTGGAGTTAAAAATCTCTAATTGACCTGGATGTAGATTAAATTCTAATTCCATTAGTAGTAATAAATACCATTAGCGCTCTTATAATCTCTTATGCATGTACTATAAGTATCTTTAAACACGTAAGATATATCTTCTTCAGTATCATACTGTAACCACACAGTATCAAATACTTCTAAAACCTTTCTTATAATCCAAACAGGTTGCCTATCTTGTTCTAAAAGTAATTGTACTGTAGCCCTATGCCATAGTACATCATTATCGTTATGGTATTTTCTACCATACTGTAAATCACTAGCTATTTGTGATTTCCATAAGCATATATTTATAGCCTCAGGTATAGCTATTGCAGTAACTGGCAAGCAGCAAAGCAAAAAGTATAAAAAAATATAGCGCATGCTGTTATTATTTTTAATAGGACCATATCCTCGGTCTAGCCTTTCCTTCTAAATTGTAATCTAAGTGTATAAATCTTTTATTATGTGGTCCTTTTTGATTAACTCCTATACCAGTAAAGTTTAATTGTATAGCTAACATTACTAATACATAAGCTTCTGGACCAGATATTTGTATATCTATTGCTTTTCCTGTAGTATGTGGACCATTTACCCCTGTTTTACTAACTTCTTTATTCCTATCTGGGCATCTATATGCGCTAGTTATAGGAAAAGAGAAACCACAAAGTTTCCTTAATTTGACTAACTTAGCCATAAATTCAGCATTCATATTGCCGTCTGAACCAGAGCATCTAGGACAAGCTCCAGTACAACTTAGTTCTTCTTTAGAGAAGTGTTCCCACCTACTTTTCATAAGGAAAAACTATAGAACTAATACACCAGCAATAAATGATAATATACACAAAAGCCAACAAGGTATTGACTCCATAACATCTTTAATATTATCCAACATTTTACTTGCTCCTTCTGTTACTAATTCTGCATACTCTTTCATTTAGTTATCCCCTTAGATTTTTCAAAGGACCGTAAACCACCAAGTCCCAACATTCCTAGTAATACAGTCATTAAAGATTCCATATCAAAGTAAGGTAAGTCTGGGATATTTACACCAGAAAATGCACATATAAATGTAATCAAAGGTGCTAGTACGAAATGCCACACCATAGCAAAACTTAGACCCCAGCCAAGAAAAGGTCTCCAACCCGCTACAAATAAAGAGCGGTGTTGTGCTTCCATTTTATTTATTTCTAATTGTCCCTTAGCTAATTCCTGTGCGTGACGTTCTGCCATCGTAGAAATTTCGTGAGCTAACTTATTCTTAGTATCTGCATCAGGAATAAACTTATCTAGTAATCCTGCTATTGGTCCTATTAAAGCTTGTAACATTACTATGCGGTACTCGCTACAAATACTTCAACTGCAACGGCATTACTGCCTGGGTCTATTAATATACTTTCTAAATCGTTTAAGTCTGTAACAATACCAGCAGCATCATCATCTATAGCTATACCATCGTGAGGAGTTCCCATTGTAAAGGTTTCTCCTGCTGCTAATAAAATAGTAGTTGACATATTAGCTGTACCGCCTTCAGCTCCAGCTACTTGTAAAGATAAGTTTACAGAGTTTGAAGCATCTAAATTTGTTACACGAATATACTTTGTTAATTCTAAATCTATTGCATTATCAGATGTGCTAGTTAATGTTTGGAAAGTAGCAACAGTAGTATCTGAACCCGCTGGACAAGTTACAGTTCTTTTATAAACGTCAGCTATACTAGCTATAGTATATGTTTTTGTACCACCTTGTTCTCTATCATTTAGAGATATTGACTCAGTGTGTGTTACACTTAGTGTTGCCATTTACTTTTTTCTCCCTTCAGAGTCTGAATAAAAAGGACTTAATCCTTGTGCATCCCGTTCTAAAGCATGTTTTATCGCTTTATTTATAATACTTTTAGGTATCGTACCCGTTCTAATATTTGTCTTTCTTAATATATTTATTTCTTTATTAGTTAAAGTAGGAACAATTAAAGGAATTTCTGCTCCATCTAAAACATCATCAAAATTAACAGAAACCTCTGTCATTGTTTTTCCATCTTCATGCTTTATCGGACCTAGCCACCCTGTAGAAGATTTCTTTGTACCATCTTCTCTTATCATATTTCCAAATTTTGGATTATTTTTTAATTGAGGAAAAGATTTTAAAATCTCTTGTTTTTTTAAATCCCCATTTAACATATATTTTTCTAAGTATCCAATACCTTGAGTACTAATTTTTTTCTTACCAGATGCTATATTTTTTGTACCAGGTATTCCTTCCAGATAAGATAGTATTGTTTTAGGTTTGTCATCCTTAAATATAAATTTTGCTTGTTTTAGATAACTATAAACAAAGTCCTCTTGCCTTTCTCTAGGAGTATTTAGTATGTCATCTTCAGTATAAGTACCGTCTACTGTTACTAAAGGTTTAATTCCATAGCCTGGGTCTTTTGCTACATGAGGTTTTATTTGAAAATAGCCTAAAGCTCCAGATTTAGACCTAGCGTCTCCCATATTATTACTTTCTATTTTTGCTACACTATCTAAATTAAACCAATCATTAAACGAATTTCTTTCTTGTATTTGTTCATAGTGTATTTGGTCTGGGTCTGGACCAGAAAATGTTGTTCCCTGTTCTCTATTAACACGTGCACCTTCTCGTTCATCTAAGTAAGCTTTATCATAGTAAGGCTCGTATACTGTACCATCTGGTAATATATATTCTTTTTCTACATTACGTGGACTTTTTTTTTCACCAAATAAAGTATCTCGTATATTACCAAGATATGTATCAAACAAAGTAGACTCAGCCATAAACCTACCAAGCCCCCACTACAAACCCTAGAGCAAACATTCCTATATACCATATAAAATCAGGAAGGCATTCAAGCATTTCCCAAAGCCCTTCCTTTACCTCCTGAACTCTAAATTTACGCATTTAGTATTTCTTCTTCCCGTTACCTTTTCCACGTTTAACTCTAGCCATTACGCTTGACCTGATTTATTACGCATACCTGGTTCGGTGATTGAAGGCTGACCACTAGCTACTCTAGTATAATCTACTGGTTTACCTTTTATGTCTCCAGAAGGAAGTGCTGGTCCTTCTTGTTTACTACCGTATTGTTTTTTATCACTTGGCATGATTGCCTCCTATTTCTTCAAATTGTGCATCTACTACTTCAGTTTTTGTAATCTTTGGTACTCCCTGTACCGTTATTGTTACTCCTTGATTCGCTGGGTTAGAGATATGCTCTACTGCTTTTCTTGCTGGTACAACTCTATCCCAAAGAATTTTTAAACAGACAGTATCTCCCTCTTCTGCTTTTTGAATTGTTGTTTTAACTATCCTATCAAAGTTCTTTAAAACTTTTGTCATTACTCCATTTATCGCAGCTTCTTGTAAAATAGTTAGAGAGTTCTTTGACCCTTTAGGTCTTCCCCCTAAGTTCTTCTTTTGCTGTGTGGTAGTTTGCTTTGAGTTTTCTGTAGACTTCTTTTTCATCTCTCTCCATTCTTGAGGCTATTATTTTAGATAGTTTCCTCAACTTCTTATTTAACTTTCCATTCATTTTTTAAAGACTTTATTCCTTTTAAGGTTTCTGATTTTCCAAAGGTTTTCTCATAGTTTTCTCTAAACTTTTTACTATCTTCTGGTCGTCTTTTATCTCCTTTACCATTCATAGTTTTTCATATGCCATTAGCAAAATAGTAAATCCTGTTATTACAGCACACGAAATAAAATAACCAGCCCATAGAGATTCTTTCAAGTAAAGTTGTACTCCTCCGTTAAGAAGGTATAGAACCATAATAATTACGGTAAAAGTAAATCTATTAAATAACAACTCCAACACGTATTTTACCTATTAGTTACTTACTTCAGTAAAGTCAAATCTCAATGTTCCAGTAGCACTTGTGCCTAATGTTACATGAATACCGCTTCCTAAATATAAACCACCTGGAAACTCAAAATTAGTATTAATTGCAGTACTTGCTTTAATATCTAAAACTAGAGTACCACCAGTTCCATCTCTTATTTCAAAATCTTCTGTTGCTGTAGCTGTCACACAATGGATATTATATAGCACAACTGGCTTAGTGGTAATAGCACTCGTACCTGTACCGTGCGCAAATACAGTTGGTTTTATTAAATCGTGATTAACGTAACTCATTTACCTGTACCCCCTCCTCTATATTCAGAAGCATCTTTCATAATAGATTTAAGAGACGCTGCACCCTTTGTAGCTGCAGACTTTAATATTTTTTTAGCTTTTTCTATATCTGATTTAGTAACAGTCCCAATTGCAGGATTCTTATCTGTACGAGACCCCCACTCATGTCCTCTTGGTTTATCACTCACAACATTTGCTCCTAATATTTTTTTCTTAAAGTTTTGACCTTAATAACACAAGGTCGGAGTATATGGCTATATCCACCTTGACCTTCATCATCTGTTAACGTATCTACTATGTGGTAGCTTTCTGGAGTTTCTTTTACCAACCAGCCTACGGTCTTACATCTGATTCCCATATCTGACATATCTTCTTCTTCTACCCATCCACTATCAGCACTGTGGTCTTCCCATTCAATACAAACCAATGGAAAAGATTTATACTTTCTTGCCATAGATACCTCTTATTATTTTTATCTAACGCCACTATTATACCATATTTTTTACCTTTTGTCAAGTAATTGTTTTCCCTAGGTTTTTCACGATTTATTTTTACACTATAACTTATTGATATAATTGGTATTTACTGGTATTTATGATTATCTGAAAACTATGTTA